AAGTGTTACCTGAATTATAGATCAAATCATCTGCAACAGGACGAGGACGAACTCCATTATCAAGTTTATACTTATCACCTCTGCAGTGCAAATTGATCAGTTTCTGTGCGTGATGTCTTGTAATGACATAGCAAGCTGTAGAAAATTCATTCACAAATCTCTTATGGATTTTTACATGAATATCACCAGTGCAAATAATAGCAAGTTGAACTACATCCCAATCGTAAGGAACTCTTGCAATAGCATCTTGCCAAGTAAAGTTCCAATATTGAACAAGATCCAAATTACAATCATCTTCCATGATGATTGCATAAGGACTATTGGAAGTTTCATACCAATGCTTAATTGCTTTCAAGTGAGAGGTAACGCAACCAACCTCACCAGAAGTCATATTTTCTGGATACCTACCTTTGATAATGTCACTCAAATCATCTTCTCTACCATCATATGCAGAAACACGATGATAATCAGTAAGTTCCCAATACTCAAACTGATCTCGCATGTATTCCCAACGCTCTGGTTGTCCATCAAGATTAATGAGATAAATCGGACCAAAGTTCTTAAGTTTATGTGCGGACTTATTTTTGTCTCTAATGATATCCATTGACAATCTTTTCTATGTTTGGTAGATAATGTTTTTTAATTATTGTACACCATTCAAACTCTTTTGCATAGTTTAAAATTTCTTGTCGGTGCTTAATAGAATATTCTCTATTTTTTACAATTACTTCTTCTACAAATGAAGTATCTTCAATTTTATTTTCAGGAATTACAGAAATAAATTCTCTATCAAGATCAAGATTGGCAGTAGCCCACTGACTTACAACTACACCAAGTCCAGCGGCAAATGCTTCCATACACACTAGTGGATGTGCTTCTCCATCAGATAGAAGAACCAAGTTACCGTAGTCAGTTAAGTTTTGGTATAGAACTTCTTTTTGCCACTCTCCAAGATAATTCTTAGTTTGATCAAATCTATCCTCAGCAATATTACCAGCATACCAAAGAGAATCAATATTTTGAAATAAGAACTGACGCTTTCTATGATCTACTTTTGCGAGATAGATTGACCTATCAGGAAAATCAGGATTCTCAGAGAATCTAAAGTTTTCCATCATTACACCATTTGGATTAAGATAAAGTTTATCTTTTGGAATCTCTGCAAGTGTATTGTAGATATTATTAATACCATCCGATAAACCAAAAACATTTGGTTTAATGTTGGTAAACTGATCAAATACTCTTTGTCTATATCCACCCATCAATTCTGGACGTTCAATATATGCAAAGTGTGTCGTAACTGCACAAGGATATTGAATATAAGGATACAATCCAATCCAATCATCATAATTAATATGAACAAAATCTGGACGAAATTGATTGATCATATTGATAATCTGAAAAGGATCACCAACATTTACAATCTGAACTTCATGACCAAGTTTATTCAGAGATAGTTTCATATCCCAGATTAAAGATTCTACAGCACCCCATCCTTTTGGAGGAATTGGAAGTGCTGGACCAATAATTGATATTCTCATTTTAGAATTTCAAGAATGTCTTTTTCATATTGATTAACAATATTCTCCCATGAGAAGTTCTTTACACCATAGTCACGAATTTCTTGGCGCATAGTAATGGAAACATCTCTATTTTCTTTGATAGCATTCTCAACATACTCAAGATCATTCAGTTTATCATCAGGAATTACTGTGATAAAAGGAAGAGATTCATCAAGATCATATGCGGCATACTTAGAACATACAATGCCAATACCAGAGACAAGTGCTTCTTTAATGACCAAAGGAGTTCCATTTTCACCATCAGAAAGCAACATCAAATTTGCATACTTAGTTACATTCTCATGCTTTTCTTCAGTTGTCCATTCGCCAATATAACTCTTATGAAGTCTATCAAATGTAGTTGTTGGAGAATAGCGACCAACAAATTCAATACTATCAATTGACTGATAAATCCACTGACGCTTTCTGACTTCAATCTTTGCCATGTACAAAGTCTTATCTGGTTTTTCACACTCAATATTGAACTTAAAGTTTTTATGTTGAGCACCAAGACCTAAACGAAGAAGTTTAGAAGTATCTGCTCCACCATTCTTATAAGTTTCTAGATCTTTATCGGAGAGACAGAAATTATAATGATTCTTCTGATTCGCCAACCAATTATAAGTAGCAGTATATCCATCTCTCTGATGGAATTCAAACTGATCAACATAAGGATATGCACTACTAATAGCAGTTACAGATCTTGGAGATACCTGTTTAATGGCATCCATCACTGGATGAAAGACATCATAAAAAAGATGAACAAAGTCGAAATCATTTTCTTGAACTGTCTTTACAATTTCATTCAAATCAGAAACATTAATGATCATTCCTTCATGACCTTTCTCACCAAGTTCACAAGCAATCTCCCAGATTAAGCTTTCAACAGCACCCCATCCATCAGGTGGAATAGGCATGATACCAGGACCAATAAATCCAATTTTCATCAGTACAATTCCTTATATGCATGGACAAGTGTGAAATCACTTTCACGGAAATTAGGTGTTTTCCACACCTCAGTGAGATTAGTATTAATAGAATAGTGCTTACCAATCACAAAATATGCAATTTGCATGTAAAGATCCAACCATCCAAATCTATAATCCATGTTCTTAAGTATATTCTCGAAATCAAAATCAATAAAGTCATAGATTTGATGATAATTATCAAGGAAGGTTTCGATATTATAAATGCTACCTCCACCTGCTCCGTACCAATCTACATTTGGATCTGCACCATACTTATTACGAATGAAATCTAAAAGTGCTGGTGCAATTGTATTTCCAGGGACTTCGAATCCAGCACATTCCCAAATAGGGTTAATCTTTACTTCACCCTGAGTAAGAACATCATCCTCCATCATAATCATATGAGTTCCACCATTTTCTCTCACATGTCTAGCAGCTTCTCTAAACATATGAATCCAATGCAAACTTTCATCTTTAGTAAATCCATAGACTCCTGATGGATGCCCAGAATTTCTACGGCCTATTCTCATATAAGAATGGACGTAGTTAACATTATATTTCTCACATAGATCAGAATAATCTACTCCACCATCACAACAAATTGTATATGGTGCCTCGGGATGATATTTTCTAAATTCTTGTAATACAAACTCAGTTGCTTTTTTGTTTTCATATACTGTATGAAAACATCCAAATTTTGCGGTCATGATTCTTTAAGATAGTGTGGGTGAATGTCGTCACGATATAACCAGAACCAATGTGGTTCTCCTGGAGGAGTAGGTTGCACGTCTGGCACCATATCCTTAAAGTCGTAACTAAATGGAGGATTATAAAAACTGAATACAGATGGATCTTTCATACCTACCCACTTCTCAAAATTCATTCTTTCAATAGGTCCAAAGTCCTCGTTCTCACGAACGAATGCTTTTTTAGTTGGATGTTGAAGAGTTGAAATATAATCTGCTCTTGCCCACCAAAAATTACCACTCATATGTGGCCATGGATCTAAACAGTAATTAACTCCTGTAACCTGATAGTTATCTAACCTCTCAAGGTTTTCTTTCCATTTATCAATACAACCCCATTCCATGAGGTGTCTCCAACTATTTATTGCTCGTACTCGACGATCAGAATATACATCCCTCACACCACAGAAATGACTGATACCTTTTGTGTGAAAGTACATTACTTTATGAGCACGTTCATTCACACAATCTTCATAGAGATGTTTAAGAGTAAATCCTTCATACTCTTCATCACTATCTCTACAATCTACAATATTAATCCAATCATAGATGGAAACAAACTCTTTAATTCTAGATGCTTGTGCTCCATTAATAGCACACTTTACAGTTGCTATTTCAGTAAGTCCAGAACGATATAATCTTTTAATTTGTTCATCAACCATAATCTTCCACAGATCAGTATCTGCAGGAGACCAGATGTGATAGTAAACATTTACTCTCATAAAATTACCATTGATTGTTATCTAATGCTTTATTGTCTTTTGCAAGATGAACCATTTTCTTGGAGAAATTGCAATATTGTTCAAACATTTCCGGAAAAGCATAATCAGGAGCAAGTGTTTGTGTATCGTCACGATGAGTTAGAAACCACTTGTTCATATAACTTTCTTCATAGAATCTTGCTTGAATGTTTTTGGTAATATCTTCTTTTGTCCATTCATCTATTTTACGAATCATATCAAAAATATAAGGAACTTTTCCTCCCCATAAACATCCCTGATAATACACGGACATGTCCATAATACTATCATCAATGTAAGCATTTGACAATGGATTTACATCATATGATCCTGGAAGTTGATTGTGTGGTTGTAACCCGACTTTATGACAGGGATGATGAACACCAATATATTTTTTAGTGTCATCAAAAAAATCAGGATATTTAATTTCTTCCCATGCATAAAGATCTGCATCAACAGATATCAACCAATCACAATCAGAAACTTTATCTTCAAGTTTCATCATCTCTTCAAATGTTTTATTATAAGTTGTAGGAAATCCATAGTGAGGAATTTCCATCTTTATAACATTATCAGGAGATCCTTCAAGATCACCATCAGTAAAAATAAAATACCTTTTCTCTATTTCAGGAATAAAATATTTTTCTAACCTTTCGTACCATTGTGGAAGGAACTCAATATAGTTTTGTGTTCCCCAAAAAGTGACTGCGATTTTCATTTTAAAATATGATTTGGTTGCCAATCAAAAGTTTTTCTAACCTTGGAAGTTTCAATATGCAAATATGTCTTTTCTGCTTTTTGATTAATTCTAAGATTTAAAGATCCACGTTTCGACAGTATATCTATTATATCACAAATACAAATACTTTGTCTTCCAACTAGAAACAATTCATTCTGTTTTTTTGTATCAGCATTAATGACCTTGATAAGAAGATTCACAAAATCATCAATATGAACTAAATCAATTTTGGTTTTAAGATTAGCAAAGATTTCAATTACTTGATCAGTATTCAAAGAATTTGTAAGTTTATCAACTAAACCATTAACTCTATTACTATTAACATCCGCACCCCAAATATTAGAAATTCTAAGTACTACTGTTTTACATGAAAGTTCTTTTAATATATTCTCCACATGAAGTTTACACTCTCCATATAAGGAATGTGGTGATGGTTCATGTTCTTCACAAACAGTTCTCTCATAACCAAGATGCAAATCTCCTGCTGAAGAAATGAATATGATTTTTCCATTTGGATTTTTCTTTACATAATAATCAAATAAAGTTTTACTATTGATTACATCATTTTTGATAACTTTTTCAAATTCATCATAGGTATTTCTAGTTGTAGAAGACCATGCAAGATGAATCAAACAAGAGTTCTCATGAGATTGAAAAACATCTGAAACTTCATCTCGATAGGAGATTGTGGTAACTTCTCCATTATATATTTTTAAAAATCTTGATCCGATTAATCCGTTAGCACCCGTGATATAGATCATTTAATGATAACCCATCCTTCCGGAATTATATCAGACGTGTCCAAATGTGCATTATTTGGACCAAACCATTTTTTTGGATCAGGGGAACAAACTATTTTATTGATACTTTTGGATAACCATGCACCCCACCAAGAGAAAGTAGAGTTGGCAATGATAAAATCAGTACATAAACTCATTAAACAAAGATCAGTATAACTATCATTTCCCTCTGAAACTAAGAAGCGATCTTCTTCAAACAAACTCTGCTCCTTACACCATTCAGGATCATCAGAAAAGATAATTACAGTTCTATCACCATCAAATTTTTCTAAAGCAGATGCATAATAATCAAGACCAAGATTATTATGGTTTGCAGAGTTAATTAGAAAGTCACCCCGACGAATATGAAGTGCAATAGGTCTATCAACTTCACTCATTCTATGCTTACAAAGAAGGGAGATTTCATTTTTAAAAGTGAAGTCCTGACGAATTTCATCTTCAATATTTTTGAAATATTTTTCAGTTTGAAAATATCCTTGAAGATTTACCCAATCAGGACACTCATTAAAAATATTTTCATTAAAACCAAATCCTTCTTCGTCAATAGTTGGACGATCCTGGTCAATGGTTTGAATATTGAGTTGAGTAACATTTGACATTACAAAAGGATCGAATAATTCAATCCTCAATTTATTACCTAGTCCATCAGAAACTACTTCATTGTGGTATGGGATACAAAAATTATATCCACGATTCTTTGCAATTCCACAAAGAGATGCATACTGAAACATTTGATTTCCCAGTTGACCCATTTTACCAAGATAATTAAAACCTATCATTAATCTCTAACCTTTTCTACAATTTTAAGAATACCTCTACAACGATTCAGATATGTATGATCTCTCTTTATAATTTCCATTTGATGAAGGATGAGTTCTTTATTGTTTTGATTTTCCACACCAAGATCAAAAATTTCCTGAGCATTCTCTGAAGTAAGAATGCTATCATCAATAAAATTCTTTAGATATGGTGCATCAGAAACTGCAAGACATCCATAGCTAATTGCTTTTAGAACTCTACATGGAAGATACCAATTACCTTTTTGTTCTTGTGGTCTAAAGTCAGGAACAAACATTGATTTCTGCAGAATACCTACATGATCTTCATCTGTTGCAGGATTTACATTTGGATCATAATGGTTAAATGAAATACCTTTGTTTTTTACAATCTCAATAAATTGTTGATGAAGTGGTTCTACATTTGGTCTAGGAGCATGAATAGTTCCTACGAAATTATATTCATTATTGCGTTCTTTGTTTACCCAATCTAAATCAATTTCTTCGGGCATTAAATTTGTTGCCCAACTAAAGTAAACAACATTATAAGGTTCTGGTGCTTGAGTATCAAAAGTTACACCCTTTTCGATCTCAACATAACGATCATCATCTGGAATAGGTTTCTTAAACTCTGCGACTCGATAATTTACCAAGCATCTAACTTTATCAAGGTACTTGTTAACATTGGTAAATTTATCATATGCGAAATAAATTCCAGTATTAACAATAGGTACATTATGATCAAGAGGACCTTGATTATCCACAAAGAAAATGCAATTTGAATAGTCAAACTCAGATTGTGAAGGAAAAGATTGATCACTAAACCAATGAACTTCGCATCCTAATCTTTCAAATGCTTTCTTCATTCCAGCATAAATGTAAGAAAAGGTTTGGTTTGGTTTATTCTCTACCCAAAATACAATCTTATTTTTCACTTTGTTGCCTCCAGATCACTATCACACATTTCTTTAACAAGATCAGCAAAAGAATACTTAGGTTTCCATCCAATCTTTTCTTTGGTATATGTAGAATCTCCAACAAGAGAATCAACTTCTGCAGGACGATAAAACTCAGGATTAACCTTCACTAAAATTTCACCAGTTCCTTTGATAGTTGCGACTTCTTTTACACCTTTACCAGACCATTCAATATCAAATCCAAAATGCTTACATGCAATGTCTATAAACTCGCGAACAGAGTGCTGCTCACCCATAGCAACAACATAATCATCTGGTTGTTCATTCTGAAGCATTAACCACATTGCTTCCACATAATCTTTTGCATGTCCCCAATCACGTTTTGCATCCATGTTACCTAATTCAAGTGGAGCAGTGCGTTTGCCATTTTTAATTTCAGCAAGAGTTTTGGTAATCTTTCGTGTTACAAAGGTTTCACCGCGACGAGGACTTTCATGATTAAAGAGGATACCACTACATCCAAACAAACCATATGCTTCACGATAATTCTTAGTGATCCAATGAGCATAAAGTTTTGCTACTCCATACGGAGAACGTGGATGAAATTTAGTATCTTCTCTCTGAGGAATTGTTTGAACAAGTCCATACATTTCTGATGTACTTGCTTGATAAAACTTAGTCGTATTAATCAATCCAAGAATTCTAATTGCTTCAAGAATGCGACATACACCTAGAGCATCCACGTCAGCAGTGTAGAGTGCATTTGAGAAGGACACTTTTACATGACTTTGTGCCGCAAGATTATAAATTTCATCGGGACGTGTTTCTTGAATGATAGAGGTGATGTTAGAAAAATCTGTTAAATCCCCATAATGCAAAGTGATATTAGGATTACCTAAAAGGTAATTAATTCTATCCGTGCAATCTGAAGTTGAATTTCTGCGGATAATACCATCAACTTTATATCCTTTACTTAGAAGAAGATCTGCAAGATAAGATCCATCTTGACCAGTAATGCCAGTAATAAGTGCTTTTTTCATATTAATAATGAACTTGATAGTCTACAGGATTTGTTTTAATTTTATTGTTTGCAATATGATGTTTCAGAAGGAGTTCATTACACCAATATCCATCAATCTCATTTGATTGTCTAATGAGTTGTCCTATTTGATTATAGACACCACAGAATACATTCATTGTATTTGTTGAACCCATACCAAACCAATCACTAATCATACCATCAGGTTGGTACAGATCTTGATATATTAATGTATCATCATTTACAGATACCTCATCCAATTTTAACACTACATGAGGTGAGTAGTCAATTCTGTTTCTAATTACTAAATTATATTCAGTACCAGTTTCTACCGAATACTGCTCTTTCAAAAGGTTAGCAATCATGATACTATAGAACATACTATTCGTAGTATCGCAAATGTAATCTTTTGCTACTTCTAGTCCCGAAGGAACTTCAAGTGCCCATGTATGTGAATGAGTGAATACCTTATCAGGAAATTGATATCGCCTAATCCACTTCTTAGGTTTCTCAACCATTATTCTTTTTGGTTGGAAATAATGAACCAGTTTATCAATTGCTTGAGGATCTAACCTATGTGCTTCTCTTCCGGGTATAACTGAATTGGTGCTTAGATTTTCTGGATCAAACCAAGTATGAATGAATACATCAACATCGTTATGTTGAAGAATTGTTTGATTTAATTTATGAAAACCAACATCAACAACTCTAGGTTGTCCAGATAAACATAATGCTATTTTCATAATTCTCGTTTATTTATGAAAACGACATCACTCAAATCTGATTTATTCCAAGGCTCAATAGTAGTATCATATTCATAAAAAAATTTAAAATTTATAGAATCAAAATAATCAATACAATCTTTTTTAATATATTCGCCATCATATCTTGGAATTTTATTTGGACACTCTATTGCAATAAATTTTATTCTATTTAAATTTTGTTTTGATAAAGATTTTACAATAGACAAATCTTTTCCTTCTGCATCAATTTTAATAAAATGTATAATTTCTTCTGGCAAATCAATATCAATAATGCTATTGATATTTAAAATGTCAATGAACCCCATTTCTTCACCTTTGGAAGAAAAAAGTGAAGAGGATTGATCATCATTATAAAATATTTTCCTTTGGGGAGTTCTAACATCATCTAGACAAACACGATAAAACTTATCATAATGAGATTCTACTCCATAATCAATTGGATCAATTCCTATAGAATAAACATTTTTTAGATCAAAGAATTTTTCCAATTCTACCAAAAAAGATGCTCTTGCAGATCCAACATCTATAACATTAATTTTATCATATTGTTTTAATTCTTTAAATACTGGGGAAATCGTAGATGTCATTTAAATTTTTCCACATAGTCACTACATACAGCAAAAAATCTTTTGCTGTATGCTATTGTAGCATTATCTTGAATATTTTGCAAGTCGAATACTTCTGGCATTACAATAACAGAATTATTTTCAAATAATTGCCCAGGATAAGTCCAAATATAACCTTTACTAGTCAAAGTATACTTATCGTTTTCATGCCAAAAAAAGTTAAAATCTATTGGACTATTAGAAAAAATATTCAAAGATTTAAAATCTTTACAATGAATCCAAAGTTTATCTTTTCTTTTAACTAACCAAGTCATAGGAACATAATATTGTGGTTCATCATGCCCCAAATAAAACTGATGATCTTCGCATCTTACATCAATCTCAACATCATATCCACCTGCAATTGCTGCTTCAATGTATTCTAGTTTATTCTCCTCTAGAGGATTAGGTCCTACAATATTACCTCTATGTGCTATCAGTTTCATGCGATATACTTATCCGAAGGAATAGATGGCCATCTCACTACTATAAGATCGACATCACTCAAGAACTCAACATCAGAAACTTCATTTGGTTCATAGATCCACATATCACCCGTTTTCAAATACTTTTTAGATACTATTAGTTCACCCTTTACAATGTAATTAAGTTCATTAGTGATTGCATGGTAATGAGGAAAAGTTTGTTGACCTTCTGTATGAGAATGATGTGCAACTTCAAAGAAAGGATTCTTGAAGATTGATGGATTAAAATCACCCACAAACCATCCTGCTTTAAAGTCAACAATATTTGCTTGAATCATTTTTCCAATTCCTGAATACGAACCTGATGACGACCACCATCAAAACTATGTGTTGAACAGATTTCTAGATACTTATCCAATTTCTCAATGGTGTAGTCCTTCGCAGGAATTGCAAAGAAGTTTGCACAATTATGACGAATGGCCATTTCCATAGAGAAGTCATCATAGATAAGTGCTGAACGAATACCTTTATATTTGTTTGCACAAATATTCACACCTTGACCAGTTCTACAGAAACCAAATCCATAATCACAATCACGTTCAGCAATTGCTTTAACTGCTTGTGCAATGTAATCACTATAATCACAATCTTTATTCAGAATAGTTCCAAAGTCAATATACTCAAGATTATGCTTTTCAAGAATATGTTTAAACTCTTCTTTTGCTTCAAATCCAGAATGATCTGAGCAAATAGCAATTGGTTTATCACCAACCTTACGAATAACATTTTCTTTATAAAAATGAAACTCATCAGGAGTTCCAAATACATGCATCTTATCTACGTCTGAGGTAACAATTTTTTTACCATCATCAATGAGAAGATTATACAAAGGTGCGATATAAAATTCATTCTTTGTCCGAATATCCTTATTAATCATTTCCTTTGCATACTTGCAGAAGTCAGAACCTTTTTTGAATCCATAGATTCCAACACAAGCATTAGAACTAATTGCTTTCTTCTCAGCAGTTCTCTTTACATACCCATCTTGATCAACATCAGCATAACTATAATTTGCAGAATTTGATTTAAATGTCAAAAGGAGTCCATCTGCATTCAAGTTATTCATAGTATGCGGATCAAATACTGGACGGAATTCAATATCTAGAGTATGAATTACAAGAGGTGCATCATTATCAATATATTCTTCTGCATACAGACAACTGCTCACAGATCCATCAGTAAGTTTATCAAGAATCACAATCTTGATGTCATCACCAAACTTTTTCTTTAGGAGTTCATCAATATGAAAATTATAGACAGTTTCATCTCTAACCACAAAGATTAGATTGCAATCTTCATAGCTTAAACAGTCAAGTGAAATATCAATTAAATGTTTGTCTTTAATATTGATTAACTGTTTTGGTACTTTAAACCCTTCTTTAATGAATCTACTACCAAGTCCCGCCATCGGAACAAGAACATTTGGTTTCATATTGAATTCCTAATAATTTCAGTCGTTTTTAAATGAGCAAATTCAATCCAGTTATGGATGTCTCCCACATTCCTTAGTAATTTATATAAGAAGCAAGAAGCGAATGTATCACCAGCACCAAGAACGTTCACTCCCTTTAGTATAAATTCTTCTGGTAGTTTATAGAAGAACTCATTCTCTCCATTTGATACAACACTTCCTGACGAACTATGAAGTACTACATATCCTTTTGTTGCGTTCACATAATCAGATAAATCCCCATCAATATCTTCATCAGAAATGAAGAGATAATCAACATGCTTAAGTAAATCTTTATTCAATGATTTTCCAGGACATATATCTGCAGTGATAGTACCATCCAGAGCAGGAATAAAATCATGAATAGACATCTCATTTAGATAGATGAGATGATGAATTTTTGATTCAAAAATCTTTGCTTTGTGTTGCACAAGATTCAAGTTTGTCTTTGAATATCTTTGCGCTGCTGGTTTATCAATATAAACAAGTGCTTGACCTACATCAATCGGAGATAGTCCAATATTTAATGTTGAATCAATCTTAAGCAATGATTTCCAAACATTTGCCATTGATCCTAAACTTTTCTTTTCACTATCACCACCAAGAATCGTATCAATAGTCAAATGTCCATAAAGTGAAATGTCTTTCATCAAAACTTTTCCTTCAGGTCAAGTTCATAAATTTTAGTCATTACTTCATCATAAGGAACAATAGGAATTAGTCCATCAATTTCCAATTTATCAAATAATTGCATAATGACATTTTCACCTGCTTTACAGTAAAGTGTATTTGCATTCTGTTTTACAATTATTGGAGAATCCAGAAGACAGTAAGGATGTCCTACTGATTTCATAATATTAACATCAAAAAGATCATCTCCAAGATAAAGAACTTCTTCTGCAAGACAATTGTAATCGTCAAGAACTTCTGTAAGATAATTTACTTTATCTTTATGAAATCCTTCGCCACGATTCACTACAACAGGAAGATTTCTATTCTTAAGAATGATCTCATTATAAGGATCACCAGTTATAAAAACAACTGGAATTCCAATAGCACGAAATCTTTTAATTGCAGTCCAATCCTTATCACAGAAAAGTTTAAGAACTACTTTCCCATCATGATCATAATATTTGGTGCCATCAGTAAGAACACCATCCACATCAAGGATTATGAGTTTGATCATAATTTAAATGTTTTCTTAATTTCTTCAATTAATTCTGCATCATTTGAAGCAACACCGAGGCCAGCAGAATTTGTAAAATTAACTTTAGGAACTTCAAGTTGAGAAAAGAATAATCCAGCACCATCAGGATTTGAAATAGTATCATGAAAGATAATTGCACCATTTTCTTTCAAGAACGGTGACCAAGTATCACAATCATTTTTACAGTTTGCATAATCATGAAGTCCATCAATATGTAAAAGATCTATTTCTTTATTCCATTCTTTTGCAACTTCATCAAAATAACCTTTAATAATTTCAAGATTATTTAATTTTAATTTATCCTTAACATCTAACACAAATTGATAATCTTCATCTGATCTCAATTCATGTTTAGATTGGTCAAAACAATCGATTCCATATACAACACCTTTACTATGAAGTGCTAATAAAAAAGATGAGTACCCCCAATCAACCCCAAGTTCAACCGTAACTTGAGGATTAATTTTTTGAATCAACCAAGATATAAATTCATTATGACTTTTAGGTGGAATATTCCATGCAGATGGAATTGCACCCAAAATTTCACTCACATTATCATCATCCAGAGAAAGAACATATTCTCTCCAATTATCTCTTTTATTTTCACACCAAGAAAAATTTTCAACCATTAATTTGCTCCTTAATCCAATCATAAGTCTTACGAATACCTTCTTCAAGTGTCTGCGAATAATCCCACCCAAGTTTTTCACGGATCAAATCGTTGTTTGAGTTACGACCACGAACACCGAGAGGTGCATCTAATTTATATACTTTCTGAACTACTTTACCAGCAACCTTTGCAGCAGTCTCTACAAGTTGATTGATAGTCACCATTTCTTCTGAACCAATATTTACTGGTCCGATGAAATCAGATTCCATCATTCTACGAGTTGCTTCAATACACTCATCAATATAAAGGAATGAACGAGTCTGAAGACCATCACCCCATACTTCTATCGCACCACCTGTTTCTGGGAGGTATGCAACCTTTCTACAGATTGCTGCGGGGGATTTTTCTCTTCCACCTTCCCAGGTTCCTTCAGGTCCAAAGATATTATGATAGCGAGCAACCCGAATATCAATCCCGTAGTTACGATGATATGCGAAAAACAATCGTTCAGAAAAGAGTTTTTCCCATCCATATTCTGAATCTGGTGCTGCTGGGTATGCCGATTCTTCACTACAGTTTGGGTTATTTGGATCTAATTGGTTGTGCTCTGGATACATGCAAGCAGAACTAGAATAAAAAATCTTAGTGTTGTTTACACCACTCATTCTATTACGTTCTTTTTGCATCTCAAGCACATTCAGATTAATAGTTGCGGAATTGTGCATAATGTCTGCATCATTCTCACCACTAAAAACAAATTCTGCTCCACCCATATCGGCAGCAAACTGATAGATCTCATCAAACGATGTAATATGACTATCAGGTACTAATTGATAAAAATTTCCCAGATAACCCTTAAACTGAAGGCAAGAAGCAACAAATCTAACATCACGCAGATCTCCCCGAATGAATTCATCTGCCTCAGAGATAGAAAACTCTGGATACTTAAGATCTACACCACGAACCCAGTAACCTTCTGATAGTAGTCTTTTAACCATGTGACTTCCAATGAACCCACCAGCACCCAGAACCAGTGCTGTTTTCTTATATTCACTCATAGAATGCTTTAAATCTCTTCTTATATATCATAGCAAAAAAGGAGAGTTTATGCAACTCTCCTTTGGGTCTTTTAGGCTCGCCACTTATTCTTTGACTGGAAACAAGAAACCAGGCGGGAGTATTCTCCATCCGCACCACCAATTTTTGAAGGAAATTGGAAACCTATTGAGGGGTCATTTTGGATCCACCAGTACTTTTAGAGTCTCTCCGTGACTAAAGGGGTTCATCACCGACCAGTACTTTTAGAGACTCTCCGTGTCTTCATCATCATAATCTTTCACATAACAAGGAACTCTATCAGGATCCAACCAACGGGCATATTGATGATCCTCCATAGCAGTCAAACACTGCATCTGATTATCAAAAAGATAGATGTCATTCCATCGTTTTGTATAATAGTCTTTTTTCTGAAGACGATAATCAGGTTTGCCGTTGAGTTCAATAATACCTTTTTCTACAAACCTATATTCTTCTTTCTCAAGAATAACTTTAGACTGTATCATCATACTTCTACAGTTTCCAAATCAACAAGAACATATTCCATAAGCATTTCATAATCATCCAGAGGATCACCAGAGAACACTACACCTTCAGTTTCATAATATCGACGAACTTTTTTGTAAAGTTTCGGATTCTTTACATCGAGATAAAAATCACCGTTCGCAGCAGCACGAAGTGTTTGAAGATCTTTTTTGAATTTAGCAGTGAGAGTCATTTGACTTGTTTGTTTACCTGTTTATTATAGAGGTTTGACTTGTGAAAGTCAAGTAGGACAGTTTGGGAAGTGTCCTGATGCCCCTTGCGTGGATCGAACACGCCTATGTCGTCTTATGAGGACGCTCCTATCACCAGATGGGTAAAAGGGCAAGGTACGAGTGCCTGGATTCGAACCAGGTCAAAGGCCCTGATCTGGGGCAAAGGCGTTATAAGTGCCCTCTGACTACCAAGTCTCACTCGCATAAAATCACGAACCTTCTTCGTGATCGGTGTGAATGCGTATTATATCCTCACTCACACCAGATTCTTCAAGTATTTGCACAACTTCATTATAAGGAATCATAACTGCATTGCCATGTTCGCTTTTAATAACAAAAGATTCTCCATTCTCAACTCTATCCAAAAGAGCATCAAAATCTGCTTGAAACTCTTCGACGGTAAATGATTCTAGTTTGTTGAGTTCTTGATCCATTTTTAATAATTTATTGATTTTATTTTGATATAATTGATTTCAGTTATTTTAATTTTGGACCCAGCATCCAAGAAACGAGAGAAATTCTTTTCCCTTCAGTAACAGGAGTAACTCTATGTGGAATTCTAGAATCAAAAATTACCATAGTCCCCTTTATTTTAGGGACCGTGATTGTATTTCCATGATAATCAATAAATTCAAGATCTCCACCTTTATATTCGGATGGGTCAGTAATCAAAAGTGATGCGCTCAGTTTTCTCGTGTATCTATCATCGGTAGATGTACCATAATCACAATGCCATGCGTAATGACCTCCTGGTTCATATTTACTAATTTGTATACTCTGTAAATAATTTAAATCGTATTCCCAAAAATCTCTATTGACTTTATTAAAGTAGTGAGAAAAAATAGAGCAAACCCAATGATCTTCATACCACCAAGAAATTTTAGAATTTCTAGATTCTAATTTAATTTCATCAGTAGTTCCAACAGCAGACTCAGAATACATTTCTCCCGACATTGATTCAATTTCATTTACCATAATGTCGATTAATTTTGAAGGAATAACTTGTTCAAAATATCCTACAGGTTTTGCAATTTTATGTTGTGCCATAATAAATTTAAGAGTTTGTGTAAGTCCGAATGCTCAGATTTGAACTGAGATTATTCCGCTTCCCAAAAGCGGTGCCATAACCAAGTTAGGCGACATTCGGGAGAATTGGTTCATTAATATGATAGCAGCATCAACCAACTTTGTCAACCACTATTTAATCACTCATTTGCATCACCAAGATATTTTGCGAGAGGGTCTCTTTTTGTTTTTACAATTTCACACGATCTTATGTAAAACATATTATTAGTATTACCAGATGCCTCAAATGTTTGTTTGATCTTTACCCAATTATCGTAGGTGCGTTGATCCATTTGTTTTGTGCGTTTATACTAATAATTTAGTATAAGTATAATACTAACTATGAGTATTATGTGTTGATATTATCATATTAAAAGTGTTTTAGTATCTTATGTAACGGAAAGGAGAGGATTCGAACCTCCGGATGCTTTCACATCTTTTGTTTTCAAGACAAACACCATAAACCACTCGGTCACCTTTCCAATAAAAGTTCTTAACGAACCTCAAAATCCAAACGACGAACCTTACGTTGTCGTCTTTCTTCTTGCCACATAACATCTTGTGAAGAAAGAACATTTGATTTTTGTTCTTTATGTGGAGAGTTTAACATCACCACATTAGACAAATCAAGTGCGGTGATTTTATTATTATTTACTATAGTTGCCATATTAGAACAACCACAAGAAACTGTTTTTGATGAGTGACCCTCTAATTCTCTATTACAAGATTTACATCTAATTCGTAAGTTTTCCATAATATTTTCATATTTCTTTGGGTATTTATAAACTCCAGAGGCAGGATTTGAACCTGCGACCGAGGAGTTAACAGCTCCCAGCTCTGCCACTGAGCTACTCTGGAATAAGAACCTTATGGTTCAAGCGGATACACGGATTTGAACCGAGGATAAAAGTTTGGAAAACTCTTGTGTTGCCACTACACCATACCCGCATATGAGACAATCATAAACTATTTAAGTTTGATTGTCAAGCGTCTTGGGAGGGATTCGAACCCCCGACCAATTCATTAGAAGTGAATTGCTCTATCCAGCTGAGCTACCAAGACATAAGACAATCATATCAGTTATGAGTTTGATTGTCAAGTGGGTCAAGTGAGACTCGAACTCACGACTTGCAGGTTAAAAGCCCGATACTCTACCATCTGAGTTATTGACCCATAAAGGAACCTCCCTGTTTGTGCATCGTTGAGAGGCATGGGAGGTGTGGGATTTATAAGAAGTTTGGACCTCCTCCACCCGTCAAACTACTATAAGGCATCAGGGCACTAAAGTCAAGCCTTTGCTTCCTTACGGGCGTTCTTCTCTTCGGTAATTTCTCCTCTACGGGTCTTAACCAGTTTACCGACCTCTTGTAGTGCCTTACGGGCCCGAGTACCAGCAGCATTATTACCAGCAGTGAACTTTTCGTCTTCTACTTTCCAAGCTTCAATAGCATTCAGTAGTTCTTGTGATACAGACATAATAATCTCCAATAAAATAAGATGTGTTTATATATAACACTTTTTACTTACAGTCATCAACCCATGGGGAACATAAACGCATTTCTCCACCGAGTGATTTACATTCTTCGGTATAACACTTAGAAGTATCTAGAGGACTCTCTATCAACCTAGGTAAAGGTATTTTAACTTCTCCAGTGTCTCCTGTCAAGCGTTCATAATCACGAATGGCTTTATCAACATCTCTTTTTACTCTCCTATCCACCACACCAGGATCCTGGAGCAGTACGTCGTTAATGATGGTCTGTGGGAACAACCTCCTCTGTACCTCATCTAGAAGGTCCCAGAGGTGCTCCTGAGGTGCTCCTGAGCACTGAGAGAGGGTTGCTACAACAGCACTCAATACGATGCTTACAAGGATTATCTGCTTCTTATCTGGTTTCTTTTTACCAAAATTAAAATTAAACATAAAAAAAGAGGAGGTCTAAAGAACTCCTCTATATTTATTAAATTGTATATATTTTTAGACTTCAGTAAGAACTAACCAAGAATACTTTGTCTCCAATCTTCACTCATATTCGCCATAATTGATTCTGCTGCTTCTGGTGTTTCTGCATATCCTTCATCAAGAAGGTGTGAGAGGATGATGTCGTAGAGGTCTACTTGTTCTTTACTTAAAATGGGTTCTATAGAAAATCGTGCGGTTCTGCCCTTACTAGCAATTGAACCACTAGAAGTTGCATTTTGCCTATCTTTAATCTTATCAACCGCATTTACAACTTTTTTAGCCTTTGCATTTATTTTACGTCTATCTTTGACAGGAGTAAAAGTCTTGGTAGTACGGACATCACTCATCTTATTAATTCTTCCAGCTCTATTGAGATTGAGCTCACCTTGTCTTCCTTGTGGTTGACTTCCTGACAATCTTTCCGACCTAGTAACACCAGAAGAAAGTTTGTTTATTTCTCTTTGTATTTTACGTGCAACTTTTTTTTCTGGAAATTGCTTGAATCCCTCATCAAGTTCTTGTTCTTGATAAACTTCCAAATATGCTTCTTGAAGACTACGAAGTTCTTGTGCGTCCATTTTACAAATACTTTTTAGTTATTTATAAACCCTACCTCTTTTCCATTCAACACCAGGACATTCTTGTTGGCATTTAGCAATACCTTCTGGACTAACCCACCATTTACTTTTTCCTTTTATAATATATCTTCCTCTATACCATCCGTCTGGTATTTGTTCACCTAAAGAATTTATGTATTTGTTTTGATTTCCATCAGTAATCCATATCTTACCGTAACAAGAATTTTTTTCACCAAGTTTTGATTCAATATATTTTCTTTTCATCTCTGGATTTTGATGTGATTTGATTGCAGTCAATCTTCTACGCTCCCTTTCCTCTGGGCGATTTGCAACATCTTTAGTATATTTTTTTCTTTTTTCTATAGAAGAAGGTGTGTTAGCAGATTTTATTAAGTTTATTCTTGCCTTCTCTCTTAACTCTGGATTACTCATAGGATTGAAATTAGTTTTCATCAACTCGCTCCTTCTCTTTTTTGCTTCTTCTCCAGGACCTTTATCATAATAAAATCCAGTAGAAGTTTGATATGCCCTATTAGCAAAGTGTGAATTTTCAACTACTTTATAATATTGCTGTAAACTAATTTCATCTTGTATTGCTTCCTTTCTTGTATCATAATCACTTTTTAGAATTATCTTTTGAGTGGGATTAAAATTTTTATGACTATACGTCCCAAAATACTTTACATCTTCTTCAGGTAAACATTTACAGGTTCTACTACCAAAATAACCCATACCCCACTCTTCATAAGAATAATAGGTATAATGATACTCTTTTGGAGTTTCCATAGTTCTACTCTAACTTGATGACATTACTATTTATACAAGAAAGGAGTGCCGAAGCACCCCAATCTCACCTGAAAAGTGTCATCAAGTCAGGTATATGTATTTAGGAGTTAATCACAGTAAGAACTAACTTATTTGAGTAGTTATAAGCATATTCAGTTCTTGCTCCTTTATGTCCCCAACCCAACCAAGTATATGCTAAACGCATATAATATTCAATAGGTTTTCCTGGAACTTTCAATCTATCTTCAATACCTCGCCATTGTGGTTCAGTAATAATATAACGAAGTTGAGTATCAAGTGTGGAAGGGTCTCCACCAATACGAGCAGCAAACTTACCAAGACCATTATATCTTGGAGCATCGGTAAATTGAATCAATCCATAACCACCACTTGTACAAGCACTATAAGACACTCTAGCACCACCCTCACATACATTAGGAGTGAAGGTAGACTCTTGTCGAATATTGCCCATAATGGTTGCTATGGCATTTTTGTCAGTAATTCCACGTTTCTGTAAGAATTCTACAGTCTTCGTTTCATTAGTATTACATCCTTTACAAATTAGTCTTTTTTCTTTTGGTTTAACTGGAGCAACCTCTCTGGTCGCTGTCTTTGGTGTAGGTTCCTCTTGAATAATAGAGAATGGTGGCGGACCACTCACAGGTGGAGGAGGAAACACGTGGGGCAGTGTTGCCGTGCTGGTTGTAACCATCGCCAAAAGGGGAAAGGCTACAGTAAAAAATTGTTGCATTAATTTTAATAGAATTCGGCATCCGTATAGAAGAGGGGTATACCCAACTCTCGAAGGGCATCTTCCACGGCTCTAAGTGTCACGTCACAGACTCATTACGACAAAACCCACCTTTTGAGTGGGTTCCTTTGCATTATATAAGATTATTTAGGTTTTGTCAATCCTGTGAGTCAAGAGAAACAATTTCTAGTTCATCATTTTCTGGTTCAATCCATTCATAAAATTCTGCAAGAACAGCACGAGCATCCTCTCTAGAAATACTTTTATCTGCTACTCTTTCCAGAGACCAGTCCCTTACGTGAGCAACAATATCTTCAGTTGTTGTATTCATAGTAATCTTTTCTGAAATATCGGGACAATACGTTGGAATTGTAGAACAAGGGATCTCCGTTGTCAAGTGATTCTGTGAGGACGTTGTTAATGAAGAGTTGTCGGGTCTCTTCATAGTTTGTTTTGCCCTTTGTTTTATGTAATGATAAGATAGTTCGACTAAAATTTTCTCTGCCCAATTTATCAATGTCTTCTTTAAGTTCCGGACAAGACCCATAATAGTTTTTCCAATCTGATTCTGATTTTACTTTTCTTTTTTTACCTCTTGGAGTTCTGAACTGCCAGAAGTATTTTCTACCTACGTATTTTCTGTGATTGATTTTATTAAAAATAAGATAAACAAATCCAAAATAATCCTCAATATTATCAGACTCGAAAGGATTCTCATCATAATACCAAGGATTAGTATAACTACAACTCATTTAAATACTCTTTGTGAAGGTATTTATGAGTAGGATTTATTTCTACTGAATATTTTTATTATTAAAGTTTAAATCCACTAAATGTATCAGTTTTAACATCCTGTTTAATGCCACCAATCAAATAGGCTTCAACTTCCACTTCCTGAGGTGCCACCTGAAGACCTTTTGAATTCAACCAATGTTGAGTCCAAGGAAGTGGATTATTGTTCGCAGGAATATCATAAACTGGTTTGAGACCAATTGCTTTCATACGACGATTTGCAATCCACTCAACATATCTCTGAAGAAGTTTATCATTAAGACCAATCATAGACCCATCTTTAAACAAATAATCTGCCCACTTCTTTTCTTCGTTTACTGCACGATCAAACATCTTATAAACCCACTCTTCTTCTTCTTTTGCGATCTGTTGCATTTCAGGATCATCACCTTCCTTCCATTTGTTTAGAATGTTTTGAGTAAGTGCTAAATGTTGTGATTCGTCTCTTGCGATAAGAGAGATGATCTTAGCTGATCCTTCCATAAGCTTAAGTTCGCCAAAGGCGAAACTGCAAGCAAAACTAACGTAGAAGCGAATACCTTCAAGAATATTAACGTTTGCGACTGCTCTGTAGAGTTTTCTTTTAACATCGTTGAGATTCTCCTTTGCGTAAGTGACTCCTTCAAGTCTGTGCTTCCATGATTCAGAAGTACCATAACTTTGTGCTGATTGAATAAAGTCATCATAAGACTCAGTAATGCTTGCTGCACGTTCTAGAATACGATCATCATGAATAATAGTATCAAAGATTTCGCAAGGATCCGAATAGATATTTTTGATAATATAAGTATACGAACGACTATGGATCATCTCCATAAATTCCCACACAGTCATACACGCTTCCAGTTCAGGAAGAGAACAATATGGTAAAAATGCCATACCAGGACCACGACCCTGAATAGAATCGAGCATAATCTGATACTTCAAATTAGAAGTAAAAATATGCTTCTGTTCTGAACGGAGAGTTTGATAGTCTCCACGATCTTTTTGAAGTGAGATTTCTTCAGGTCTCCAAAAATAACTTAATTGCTGTTGAGTTAGTTTATCAAAAACAGGATACTTATATGAGTCATATCTTTGAACTCCAAGAGGGGCACCAAAAAACATTGGTTGCTTCTTAGTATTCACTTCTTCAGTATTAAAAACGGTCATTCCTTTAATTTTTTGTTCTTCGGGTGACATAAAATTGTACTGCATACTTTCTCTTTGATTACTTTAAACTCAATTCACCCTAACATATTTAAGGTTTTTAATTGTTATGAAACTTAAATAGTGCAACTTTCACACGATTCTTCATCAGAACTCATAATATCATTTAGGAGAGATTGAAGTTCTGGTTTTGGTTCTTCAATTACCTCATCGGTCTTAACATCATAAGTGTTTTGATAGTATGCTGTTTTATGCCCCAACTTAAAACAAGTAAGCATATCTTGGGCCATTACGCTAACAGGAACTTCATTATCGGCATAATTTTCTGGGTTATACGACCAGTTTCCAGAAATTGCTTGATCAAAGAACTTTTGCATAACAGCAACAACATTAATATAACCCCGATTGCTAGGCATATCCCAAAGAAGCGTATAATTGTTCTTAAGTGATTGATACTGAGGTACAATCTGCTTAAGAGGTCCCTTCTTCGACTTCTTAATGGACAAGTATCCACGAGGTGGTTCAATTCCATTGGTTGCATTTGACACAACGGAACTGCTCTCCGAAGGCATCTGTGCGGACAATGTTGAGTGCCTGAGACCGTGTTCCAGGATAGATGCTCTAAGACTTTCCCAATCATGTTGAAGACCTACAGATGAAACTTGATCGACATCCTTTTTATATGTATCAATAGGAAGAATACCATCAGCATACTTAGTACGACCAAAGTATTCACAGTGACCTTTCTCTTTCGCAATCTGATTTGATGCTTTTAGAAGGTAATACTGGAAGGACTCAGAAAGACCGTGAACGGCGTCCCATGCCCCCTGTGAGTCGTAGTTGAACCCTAGTTTAGCAAGGTAGTGGGCAAGACCAATATAACCGATTCCAAGAGATCTACGACGTTTGGTAAAGTTCTCTGCTGCCTTCACAGGATAGTTTTGATAGTCAATAAGTTCTTCTAAAGAACGAATAGAAAGATTGCAAAGTTCCTCAAGTTCTTCATCAGATTTAACCTTACCAACGTTGATTGCTGATAGAATACAAGTCGCAATCTCTTGAGGACCATCATCATCAATATGTTGAATTGGTGTCGTGGGTTCTGTAATTTCTTGACAAAGGTTTGACATCGTAATCTGGTCCTTATAAGAACTATGAGAGTTACAATGGTCAATATTCATAATATAGATGCGACCCGTTTCAGCACGTTCTTTGAGAAGAGTTAGAATAAGGTCCTGTGCTTTAATAGTTTTTTTGGGAGTATACTTATCTTCCTCATAACGTAAATACAATTGGTCAAAAGTATCAGTTCCAAAAGCATCATAAAGTCCAGGAACATCATGCGGAGAGAACAAAGTAATCTCACCATCTTGAATAAACCTTTCATAAAAGATTTTGCTGAGTTGAATTGAGTAATCAAGTTTGCGAACACGATTATCCTCAGTTCCTTTATTGTTTTTAAGAACCAGAATGTCTTCTATTTCTTGGTGCCAGATTGGAAAATGGACTGTAGCTGATCCACCACGGATTCCATTTTGGGTGCAGCATCGTACAGTTGATTCAAACTTTTTAAGGAAAGGAACAACACCAGTGTGCTGAACTTCTCCACCTCTGATTTTAGAGTTGATGCCCCTGATGCGACCTGCGTTGATACCAATTCCTGCTCTTTGAGAAACATACCTACCAATTGCCATATCACTACTGAAGATGCTGTCAAGGGTGTCGTCAACATCAACAAGAACACAAGATGCAAATTGACGAAGTGGGGTTCTAACACCTGCCATGATTGGTGTAGGAATGTTGATTTTGTGTTTGGAGATTGCGTCATAATACCTCTTGACGTATGACATTCTAATTTCTTTTGAATACTCTGCAAAGATAGTCAGAGCAATCATCATATACATGAATTGTGGCGTTTCATATACTCCACCACCACTACGATCTTGAACCAAATATTTATCAACTACTTGACGTAGACCTGCATAAGTGAACAGATAGTCTCGGTCATGATCAATATAAGAATCAGCACGTTCAATTTCTTCTTTTGAATATTTGATAAAAATATCCCTATCATATACTTCATGATTAACACACTGATAAATGTGTTGCTCAAGATTAGGAAGTTCTTTCATCTTCCCATAAAGTTGCTTACGAACAGAAAATAATAGAAGACGAGCAGCAACAAATTGATAATTGGGATGGTCTAGATCAATAAGGTCACTTGCACTACGAATAAGGATTTCTTGTATTTCTTGAGTGGATATTCCACTATAAAATTGAATACCAGAGGTCATTTCAACTTGACTCGCAGAGACACCTGCAAGACCCTTACATGCCTCTTCAACCATCAAGTGCATCTTATCTAGGTCAAGAGATTCAATTAGACCATTTCTCTTGACTACTTTTGTTCCGTTGCTCATATTTTCTTCCAGGTAGTAAATTTAAGTTTTGCTTCTAAACCAGAGTAAGTGTTTGATTCTATCACAGACTGAACATCAAGTCCAGATAAAACCATGTCGTTCACATCTTTTTCTTTTATTGTTGAAGGCCAGATGACAACTTTTTGTCCAATTTCGATAACACGGGAAATTCTTGATAGGATTTCTCGATTACGTGGTTCGTTATCATAAACCCAAACAGGATCACTAATACCCCACTTATCAACATCACCATCAGCTCCACAAAGAGCAATTGAGTTTGAAATAAAAGTGGAGTCGAAGGGACCTTCTGTGATGTAGACACTTTTATTTTTTTGGACTTTATCGAGACCATAGATTTTGGGGGCATCATCAATAAGCATTATAGTAATATATTTAACCTTGCTTGGACCAAGTGCTCTTCCCTGAAATCCAATAAGTATATTTTGATAGAACAAAGGAATAATAATCCTAGGTTCATCTTTACTTACATTATCGAATGTTGGTCGGAGAGAATTAGTCCACTCTTTAAATTTTTCAGTGTAGTAATAGTTATCTGAATTTAATTTTCTATTTTCTAGATATGCTTTTGCAACAGGATTCTCTGATGCTTTAGGTAAATCTAATTTAGGTTTAAACTTTGGTGCTTCAAATTTTAATACTGGTGCTTGAGTTGTAAAGTTTTTTCCAGTGTTTCCTTCTTTAAATTTTTCAAAAATATATTGTTTATGAATTTGAGTATCAATTTGTTTTAAAAAGTTATTAAAGGATACATTAATTCCACAATTATGACACTTATAGTTTGTGTTATTCTTTATTTGATATAAGTATCCTCTTGCTTTATTTTTATTAGTTTGAGAGTCTCCACAAATTGGACAACGAAAGTTGTATAGATTATTCTTTACCCTCTTAAATTTTTGAAATCTAGAAGATATCAAATTGATGTACTTTACATCAACAAAGTCCATAAACAAAAATTAACCTGTTGACATATCATACCACATTATCCTACTTTGTAAAGACAGAGTGAAGTGATTACTGATGTCCATTTAATAATTGAATTAGTTATTTTATGTAGAGAATATGAAGTAGGTTTTTTTTTAGTTTTCACGGCATCCAAGTGCCAACGATAACTTATTTATTTTTTTCTATTACGACTCCAGAACTATTTGGAGTTAAAATGTCTACAACCATTGTTGATTGAGATATTGCAAAAGATGCTAAAGTAAAAATTCCAACTATGATCCAACGAAATTTTACAAACTCATCCAATTTTATTTCTATTTTTTCTATTCTTCCAGAAACTGTTTCGTGCTGTTCTTTATTTTCATCTTTTAATTCACTAATCATTCTTGAAATCATATCATCAGTTTTTCCACACTGCTCTATTCTTTCATCATGAACAGCAAGCATTCTAGTAACATTTACATTTGCCTCAATTAACTTATCAATTGCATTCTCAATTTTTGCCAGCAATTGATCTGAAGAATTAAGTTTTTCTTCTAGTATTGCAACTTTAGTTTCTGTTATCTGAGTAGGAGAATACATTTTACTTGTTTTTTAGGTACTGCATCCATAATTTGCGAGATCCTCTTCCACCACTCATATATCTTTTACGAACCTTCCCCATAACAGGATCAAATCCAGCAACAGGACCTTTAGGATCTGCGGCACTTGTAAATCCATCAGCGCCAGCAACCATTTGCTCTCTAATAATATTTATAATTTTATCAAGTTTCTTCTTTTCCATTGTAGATTTTATAGAGTTCTGTTAAACAAGTAAGATCAACTTGAATATCATGAATACTTGATTGTGGATATTCTGGAAGTCTATTAAGAAAAATAATAAATGATTTAACAGAAGACCACAAATCTTGTTCAATTTTAAAAAACAACATCGGTGTAGTTGCTTCTCCAAAAATGTTATAAAGAATTATAAAATGATTTAAGATCAGGTGAGTTTTTAGTTCACCTGATTTCTTATATCTCTTCAGTAATCTTTTTATATACTTAAAATGATTTAAGTCCTTTTCAAAATCTTCTTTAGTGACTGCTTGAGGGTTTTCATAATACCTAATAGCAAACAAGAGAAAATTATCCTCATTCAGTTCATTAAAAATCATATTTTATCAGAATGGAGGATAAGGTAGATTATTTCCAGTTGTAATGCCAGACATTGCAACAAGAACTTCAGATTTAACTCTGATATTACCTTCGGAGTCTCTATAAGTTGTAACACCAACCCAACCACTATGAGTTAGTTTGAATTTTGTAGATACTGCTGCTTCTGTTTCGGCATCCTCAACACCAATCACAGAAGTCTCATGACCACCAGTGACTCTTGAGAATGTAATAACTGCTGCAGTCGCAATTCCAGCAGAAATTGTAGATGCAAGTGAAACACTAGTAGCACCAACAGTTGAAACAATTCTAGTATTTGCACCACTTACAAAGGTATCTCCAGAAATAACTCCTGTTAAAGAATTCACAAAAACAATATTAGTCCCAATTCCAGCATTTGTAGTTGCTGCAGAAACTAGTACAGTAATAGTTTCAGTATCTCCACCACCCGATTGATTCAAATGACTATCTAATACCGCAAACTTTGGAGATTCACTAATCTGGAACTGTACTCCAGAAATTGCTGCTCCACTCAGTCCAGCAGTTGATGCGATTGATAGTTGTGTTGTGCTTGCAATTCCAACGATTACAGCATCTCCAATATTAACGCCAAATGCTGCACCAAACCTAATCACGTCACCAGTTTTAGCAGCCCCAACGTTTCCAAAAGTAGTGCCTGTACCTGTTACGACAAGAGTGTCATAGTTTAAAGATACTGTTCCACCAGAACCAACATTATCATTGTTTCCCCAGAGTGCCATTCTTTTTACCTTTTACTAAAATTTTTTTGCTATGAGTATTTATAAAAAAAGAGAAGTTCTCACTTCTCCTTAGTTTTATCTTTTTTGATTAATGATACTAAAATATTTTTAATTAATCTATGAACACTATTTGACTTTACACTTGGAATTTCATCCAGTGCTTCAGATAATCCCAACAACAAAGCCAGAGTCAGAGCAATTCCCCAGTTAAGAAGAAAACACTCCAACATCACTCTGGGCAGTTATTGAGGAGTTTTGTTCTTATTAAGTTCACTGCAACATCATCAATATCATTGTCAGTGCTTTTCGCATACTTTTCAAGAAGATGTACTACAAATCTTTTAACTTCGCAACTCTTCCAGAACATTTCAACAAGACTTTCACCAAGTTTTACTAGTACATTGAAGTTCATCGTTTTTCTCCGTGTGGAAGTGGTTGTAACTATTTAGATTAATCAAACCTTGATCCGATTTTAGTTTTGGGTGTTTTTTTCATATTCTCTTTTTCTTTTTCAGTGCGAGTATAGTCATAACCACCTGGTTCTTTTTTTGCCTTTGGTGGATCACCTGGCATTCTCACCCGACTACCATCTTTTTTTACCATCATATAATCTTCCAAAGACATTTTTACTGATGTGCTAGTTTCGTCAACCATATCACCTTCTGGTTGGTAAGATGCCTCAAGAGGAAGTTTATTAGTTCTTTGCATTTGAAGTTTTTGACGATCCAATATCTGTTTTTTTTTGTTGAAGCATTTTTAGATTAGCAAGTTTTTGCTTATCAAATATCTCTTTTTTGTTATCAATAGGAGGAGTTGCAGTTACTATTGGTGGTTCATTATTCATTTGTTCTACAACTTTCTTTGCTATTTTTGTAGCAGTAGCATACATCACTTCTTCACCACGACCAGGATATCTTCTTTCAAAGTCTGCTTTATTACTCTTCATTGACTTTACAAGTCTTTCCTTTTCCTTTGTTTCAGCATCAGTTAAAGTCTTTTCATAAAGTTCAACTTCTTCTTTTCTAATATCAGAAAGCAGAGAATCTAACTTTGATGTTCTTTTTCTTTTTGGAGTTGCAGGTTTTGCTGCTGCAGGTGTTGCAGGTTTTGGTGTTGTCGTAGTCTTTGCCTTTGGTGCTGCTACCTTTACCTTTGGTTTTGGCGCTGTTGCAGGTGCTTCTGATGCTGCAGGTTTTGGTGTTGCTTTTGATGTAGTATCAGTTTTCTTTTCTCCATCTTCCATTCTGCGAGCAACATTTCTTGCTCCTCTTGATACTGCTCTTGCACCAGCACCAACTGCCCTTTTTAGTCCACTCTTAAGTGCTGATCCAATTCTTCCAAGCAATCCAGGTCTTTTAGATCCAGTTTCCTTTGTGTCAGAACTTGTTTGTGAGGAAGAAGAACTGCCCTCACCAGAAGAACCTCCTCTACCTCTTTCATATCCTTTGGAAAACTCTCTACCAGCTGCTCTCGCTCCTCTTACAGCAGCACCAGCAACATATCCTACTCCACGAGCAAGTCCCTTTCCAACTTTCTTTACAGCAGACTTTACTTTCTCAAGTCTATCACTCTTAATATCAGTATCGTGCCCCAGAGTGACTTTTGCTTCTGTTAAAAGAGCAGCAGAAACATCTATTGACTCAACTAAAACATTTTCAATTTCTTTAACATCATATCCTTCTTGAATACACTCATTAAAGAACTCTTCAACAACTTCTTCAATCAGTTTATCTGAAAGAAGAAATACTTCAGATTCTGAAAGATCATCAAGAATACAATCAGCATCTTCAATCTCTACCATCTCAAGAAGAGTTCCACCAAGTTCCTCTACTGCTTCACCAAGAGTTGGATTAATTGTAATTTTATTTTTTATTGCTTTTTCAGTAACTTTTAAATCTTCACTTTTATCGTTTTTTTTTAAGTCTCCAATCACTTCAGAAAGATCTTGTCTCCAATCAGAGAAACCTTCTTTTACATTTTTCTTTTTGATTGCCTTACCAACTGCTTTGCGTCTGTTGTGAAGATACTTATCCGACTTATCAGTATCACCATCATTATCAATATCAGCATCTTCTTGACCTACTGGGTCTAGTGCTTCATCAAACTTCTTTCTAGCTGCAGCAACCATATCTTTATGTGCTTTGGTTTTTTTCATATCTTCAATTGCTTTTTCATTATTTTCACGACGTTTCTTCATATCAGGTTCAAGATGTGAAGACTCACCAACCACAACTTGCTCCAGATATACTGATGAGATATCGTTAAGAATATTCATTGACATTGTAATACTACTTGCTTTTTACCTTATACTTATTTATAAACTCCTTAATATTAGAAAACTTATATCCACTATAAGGTTTTGCTCCTGGTTGAAGATTTGTTTTATCACCCTTCTCAAAACCAGGAGTCATACCTGCAACATACTTAAAATATCCAGAGGTTCCTACAAGAGTATTTGGTTTTCCAGGGAGTCTTTCTTTTCCACTCATTACCTTTTCAGTATATTCCATCAGATCCCTGATCCAAGACTTAAACATATATCCTTCTTCAGTTACATAGATTAAATGATTAGTTCCTCTACGCATTACTTCACCAACCAACCCAGTATTTAAGTTCTCAACAATATCTCCAATTCTAAAAATCTTTCCTGTTAAATAATTTTCACGAAGAGTTTGTTGATCGTATTTTGGAGCAATCTGCCAGAGTTCTACAACTTCTTTTTTCTTTTTCTTTGCACCCATTCCCTGACGAACTGCATTAAAGAGTGCTTGAGTATCAGCATCATCAAGTGTCTTTGGAGTTCCTTTGCGGAAGGAATCAAAATCATCATCAATAACTGCTTTTCTCATCTTGGATGCAGACATTCCTTCTACACCATCAGCATCTGCATCTCTGACTCCTGCAGAAACTACACGGATTAAATCAAAGTTATAAAGGTCTCCATTATATTTCTGTGCAAGGTTCTCAAACTCTGCTTGACGATCTGATCCAACAACAATATTAACACTTGAGTATCCTTCTTCATTTGCATTTATAAGAACATCAAAAATAGATCTCATATTATCATCGTTTATAATGATTTCCTCAAAGTCAGGAAACATCTTCTTCATAAACGAAATCTTCATATCAGGATCCAACGGGTTCTTCTTTGGATCTTGAGTTCTTGATGGATAAATCTTAACATCTCCACCAGCAGATATTCTCTTTGCTGACTTGAGAAGTTTATCGTGTCCTACTGTTGGTGGATTAAACCTACCAAATACAATTGTAAGTGGTGGAGTTTCTTGTGTTTGATCTTCAGGTGCGGGTTTTTTTGGTGCTTTAGATTCTGGTGCAGGTGCTTGTGCTGCTTTTGCTTTTGGTTTTGTTTCAGGAGCAGCAGTTTTTTGAGTATCTGTTTTGGGTTCTTCTTGTCCTTTAGAAGTTCTTTTTTCAGTAAACTTTAGTTTTCCCTTTTCTGTTCTTGCAACTACTTTACCGGCACGATCAATCCACCCTCCGTGACCATCACCTTTTAGTCCAAGTTTCTTCGCTTGCATTGCTGCTTGCGATTCTGTTGCTTCAGTTAGAAAATTGAGAAAACTTTTCATATTGTGTTTTGGTATACTTTTATTTATTCTAATTTTAAATAAGGAGCGGAGAATGATGACTGCGAACTTGCATAAAGATATAAATCTTTTGTAATTTCATCAGCTACTTTTTTATTCATATCTCTCATTTTAATTAAAAGTTTTAAAACTAACCATTTAGAGTAACGATATTTTTCAGATTTTCCTTTAATAGTATTTACAACTGCGTCTTCTTCATTTGCTTTAATTATACCATAATCCATCATTAATTTAGCAATATCCTTAGCATGTTTATCACTATTTTGTCTAGCTAAAGAGGCAGATTCTGTTGAGGTTGGTAATTCACCTACACCATGACTTTTTAAAATATAGTTTAAGGGTCCCAATGAAATCTTTCCTTGATTAGCAGATGCTCCTTTAATCTCACCTTGCCATCCGGATAATCCATCCCCAACACCAAAACTTCTAAATTGTATTTTTTCGGTGGGAGAAGTTCCCCAAATAATATAACCATCCATAGACTCGAAAGTTGAAGAGGTTCCTCTAAATGATGCCTTTGATATTTTTGCATCATTAGGAAAGTTTTTTTCTGATATTGATGCCCTGTTTGATTCTATCTTTTTTAAAGATACTCCAATAAGTTTTTCTTCTTGAATTAATTGATACATCCTTTCATTTAATCCCTTTAAAGTAGTTTCTCCATTCAAGATATTGGGGTTAAAACCCTTCCTTATAATGTATATATCTGCCGGACTCCATTTGTTTATATCACCAAATGCCTTTTCAATTCTATTTATTTTTTTAAAAACATTCTCGATCTGATCTACTTTATTCGATCCCCTATGATATTCAAACACCTTATCATCAAATCTTTTACGTAACTCATTTGCTCCTAAAATTGAAGAATGAATCCAATCATCAGGTAATTCATTTTTCATTCTATTAAAATCTTCATCAGTAATTGCAAATTTAATTGCTTTATCAAAATTTGTCTGTGTAAGATCACTTTCCGATATATTTTTACCGAGGACATTAGACATAGAAGCATAAAGTGCTTGAGCAGATTCCCCCAATTTTGTTACTTCGGATCCTGCTCCAGATCCACCACCCTTAAGTGGTTTATATACAACTTTATAAGTAATATTAACAGACCCTTCTTTAATATTTACAATGGTAATAGGAAAACTAGATTCATTATCTTTTACATTTGCTTGAAAAGAAACACTTTCTCTTTTTAAGGCGGCATTTACATCGACAGCAAGCTTTGTTCTATCTGCAGATTTTACAGTGTAAACAACAGTTCTACTAGTTGCTTTTTTTATAGAAACATCAAAACCTTGTAAAGCTCTATTTAAAGCAAGTAGAGCATCCCCTGCTTTTGCCATTTTATATCAATACTCTTTTAAGTATTTATTAAATAACTATTAAAAACCCACTCAACAAAAATTCAAGTGGGTTAGAGTAATCTATTAAGATTACTTATTATTCATCTGCCTCTCTTTATAAGCATCAAGTTCTGCTTTTCTTTGCTCTGGGGTTTTCTTTGCATCTGCATCTCTAACAGATTTTAATGCTGCTTGAAATGCAGGATCATTATTTGGTTTAGATTGCTTATAAACATTCATAGGACCAGAAGCAGGACGACCTCTTGGGTCCATTTTTACCTCAACAATACTCTGTCTCCACTCTTCACTCATATTTGCCATAATGACTAATGCACTCTCATTAGTATCAGCATATCCTTCGGCAATCAAGTACTCAAGGATTGTGTCGAAGATATCAACTTCCTCTTTAGTAACCAATCCAACAACATTCCTGTTCTTTTTAGTTAATTTATCAAAAAATTTAACATCTCTTTGCATCTTATCAGCATTATCTTTTCCTGCTGCTGGAGAAAGACGATTCTTTATACCAGACTTTCTTTCCGTAGATGCTGCTTTTCTCATTTCAGTATCGTGACGTGAAGCACCTTTTACTGCTTCATCAAGACAAACCTCATACATTTCATCCCAAGTGTATGAAGAAAGGTCATAACCCTCTTCAATTAGTGCATTTACGATAAACTCAAACTCTTCTCTGTTAAGTGCTGCTGCTCTTTTTGCTGCTTTACTACCCCTTCCTCTTGCATCATCAGCACCATACTTACTATAACCTGCTTTCAGATACTTATCGTGTGCTGCTTTGGATTGGTTAGCAACTTGCTTCTGGAATGGTTTATCTCCATAATCTTTTTCATCTTTTTCTGCTCTTGCACGAGATCTATCAAGGATTTGTCTCTTTGCTGAAGTGTCTGATTTTTCTGGTCCTACATTATACTTCTTACGAAGTTGATCACCTCTACTTTCTGGTTTAGGTGCTTCTGCTTCTTTTTTACCACCACCAAGAAGTCTCTTTACTGCTGAACGAAGACCTTCTTCAATATTTTCTTGAGGAGCATAAACATCCATATATGCTTCGTGGAGGTTACGCAGTTCTTTAGAATCCATTTTTTACAATACTTTCTAGTTATTTATAAAAAAAAATCCCCCCGAAGGAGGATTGGATTACACAATCACTTTTTCGAGTTCTGTATCAAGTTGTTCCATAACTTCACGAAGTCTTACAATTCGTTCTGG